TGGCCCCCCAAACTGGTCTCTTTTTTTATTACAAACCAAAGGATCTGCTTTTCTTTTTTATTTATTTTTTCTTTTTTGTTTTTTATTTGTTTTTCCATTTTTTTGTATTGTAAATAATACCGAATCCGATACTCCACTAATTTCCCTCCAATTAGCCACACTTAAGTCCCTGACCATACTTTCTACTTTACACCAACCACACCGCAACAACGAGTCCCGCTTCTGGGTAGCAAATGTGGTAATGTGCTTGTAAATAAGCATAGATTATATGGTCAGTTAAATTCGTGTGTCTAATAATGCCCTAACTTCTGATTGATTTTTTCGTCTGATATTTCCGACTTCCTTTGTACCAATCAGGTTGATGATGGTTGCCGCCCGCTTGAACTTGCTGACAACGGTTTCAACAAAGCAAAGTGGTGTACTCTTCCATGCGATATTTAGCAACGGAACTGATATCGATGAACCACCTAGCATCGCAGTCGCGACGGTAGTTGCATGCGCTATCAAATCCAAAGCACGATACGCTGCCATGAAATTAGCAGTACTCCCTCCCTTTGTCTCTAACCATTTTACGATTCTCATGGTAAGTCGATTCTCTACTAGTGCAGGCCCAGCCGCGCGTACACGTAGAGGATCACGTAAAATTGATAATGGATCACGTTTGACGATTTGTTTTGTCACAATTTTTCCGATGGTCATCCGGAGATTTGGGTACATACGTCCCGTTCTGTTTAGCATTGCAATACCTTCCACAGTTATGTTCAGAGCCGCTGTTGATACTAAACCTTGTAATGGTACCATTCCGAATCCACCATAAGACTTTGGAGTCATCATTTTGAGTGCGAAAGTTGTTGGGTCCTCAATTCCAAAGCTACTCGGGCACCAGCGATTGATCGCCATTAAGCATGCTTCAATGTAGCGTTTGTATGCACCAATCCAATCAGCCCCATCTTTGACAGCACCTTGAGCAGCAGCAAAGAATGTGTCGAACTCCTCTGTGATTGCACATGCAGGATTCTCGTAATCCGGGGCTAACCTCATCGCAGCCTTGATACCTGCTGGCATCTTGACGCATTTGTAGTGGAATTCCGCAAGCATTTCACCACCAAGTTGACTAATACACGTCTTACTTGGATGATTCTCCTGGCCACATGCGGCATAAACCTCTTGCATTGCCTTGAGGAACCCCTGAGCATGTTCATACGCATCAGTCTTTGGAACTGCGATCTTAATAGCACCATCATCGATGAATACAGTTAGAACACCTTGTGATGCGAGGTGTCCACGTTCTTTTGCAAGTCGAGCGGCTGCAGCCAACATATCGGCATGAAACAGG